CATTTTCAGTTGGACCATAAGTGATTTTAATAGCAACTGCAGTTTCTTGAACTTCAGATTCCATTAAACCACCTAATTTACCAGGAACGTAGCAACGTTCATCTAATGTTTTACCTTGAGCTTTAGCTACATCGAATGGGGATACGTATTTGTATTTGTCAGTTTTCAATACTTTTTTAACTGTTTCATCAGTATGATCAAAAGCATTGCGAACAAAGTTTAAAACTGTACCATCTGTATATGTGACAGTACCAGTACCCTTTTTATCAGCATCTTCTCGGAATACACCATCAACTTTATTTACAGGAGCAGAATCTGCTGCAGTAGTAGGCTGAGTAGCAGTATTACCAAGTACTTCATTATCAGGCATAATACTTTCTCCTTTTAGAAAAAATAGAATTATAAAATAATGACCCCAATGGTTTTTCACCATTGGGGTAAACCATTATTCATATGTCTATAATTATTTTCTACGTTTTTTAGTTTTAGGAGCTTTAGGTTCTGCAGCTTTTGCTTTTAGACCATTTTCATAAGCTTTAAAACCAGTGGAGATAGTAGAGCATAAACGTTGATAGTTAAATGCTACTTCTTGGAAGATACCAGATACTTCTTTCTTAGTCTTCATAGAATGAAGAGCACCACTTAAGAGAAGCATCATTGTATATAAACGCATCATTTGAATTTTATCACTGAAGTTAGTTGTAACTACAAGAAGTTCCATTAAGATGGAGAAGATATTAATAGATTCAACTTCGAAAGAAGTGAATTCAGAGATAGAATCCATGAATACGCCTACATTGATATTCTTAATATTAAGACGTACCAATGCATTATGAATAGCATCAACGTTACGTTGTTGATGTTTGAATGCTTTACCTACGTTGAGGTAAGATGGTTTATCATTCAATGCTTTATATAAGAAATCATATTCTTTAGCATCATTATTAGCATTCAATACATTGATACAATGCTCATGAACTTCTTGATTATCTGTAGAATCCATAATACGATTCATTTCAGTAATACGGTTTTCATAAGTTTCTGCAATGTAGTCTTCTAATAACTTAGATACTTCTTTAGTTTCTTCAAGTTCGTTAACTTTTTTAACTGCATCATTAACTAAGTCACGACCTTTATCCATGAATGCATTACCACAGATTTCACGAATGAAACCTTCGATGAAGAATTTATAGATTGTAGAGTCATTAGTATTGACACCAAGTTTATTAGCTTGAACTAAAAGCTCTTGTTTAGCTTGAGGTCCTAAAATCATTAAGATATCAGATTGTGGATCATTTTGAAGAGAAGCATATGTATGGATAATATCTTGATATACTTCATCAGACAACTCAATATCTTTAAAGTCTTCAGACTCAGCTTGTTGAGCTTTAACATCTTCTACAGTAATATCAATAGTATCGAATTTGTTTAGGATTTCTTCCAATTCTTTACTATCGATAGGACTTTCGACATCTTCGGAATTTCCATCGGTGCTAACAACTCTGCTTGAGATTTTAACTTTAGAAGCGTTTCCTTCATGTCCGCTCTCAACTGTTGTTTCGTTGGAGGGAAAGTCGGCTTCAGCCTTATCCTCCTCAGGTAATACTTCTACTTTTTCCATCTTTTCGATTTCTTCTACAGTAGGAATAGTCTCTGGGGCGATTGGTTGAATAGTTTCACCTTCAGGGAATTTAGCCATATCTTCTTCAGATACAGTTTCCAATTCATTGATTTCAGTTTCAGTTAAACCCTCAGCATCTTTAGCCAAGTTTTTTACAAATTTAATGTCGTCTTTAGCAGTTGTCATTAGAATTCTCCTCATCTTCTTCTAAAATTATATCATGATCAAAAGCAGTAGCTTCTGTCATATTTGATTCATCAATCTTTTCACCAGGTCTATATATAGGTCTAGTGAAATCTCTAGTAATAGTAATTTCTTTCTTTTCCATGATTAACCTAACCCTTGAATACGTAAACGTATCTCAGTAATATATTCAGGTAAGAAGTTTTCATTAGATAGAATAACTCTCATGAAATCATTATAGATATTTACATTCTCTCCAAAGTTACTTACAATCAAATCAACCATAGGTTGTTGATAGCAACTTTGAAGAAGATCAATCATATTGATCTCTAATGTAGCGACATATTGGAGTACTTGTGGTAAGTTAGCATTAATAACTGCTAACTTAGTATTCTCCATAGTCTTACGGTTATAGATAGTAGAACTATCTTTATTCTTTTTAGATTCTTCTAGCTCTAAAGCAGCATAGATAGAATCTTGTTCTCTAACGATCAATCCGATAACGAAATCAACCATGTGTTTGTTGAAGCTACAGACTAAGAAGTCATATAATGTAGCTGCAGCAAGATAAATATTATCATCCGTCATAGTATCGAATGACATATTACAAGAATTACAGATAATATCGATGATATTCCGATATGTGTCTCCTTCTACTGCATTAGTATTTTCGACATCCATTGGGAAGTTAGCACGGATATTATCAAAGTTAGATTTAAATGTGTTTACAATATTAGGTTTTGGTATAATAGCAAACTCGTAACGTTTACTGATCTGATCAGAGATCACATCATAAATATAATCACTACTAAAATTTGCTAAGATTTCAGATAACTGATGCTCATTGGCTAATTCATAGCCACTTGCTGTACTATATCCGAACATAGCTCCTCCTTACAAAAATAGATTTGTATAAATTTACTATATTGTAACTAGATAAATAATTTTTAAACTTTATCATAAAATTTTGCAAGGTTACCAGATATATGACTCTTGACATTTGGATCATCTAAACTATATATAGAAGTAAATGCTGATGGATCTAATTCTCCTTCAGTCTCATTACGAATTTGATCTATAGCATCTTTAGTCATATTATATTTATAAGCATACGCTTTTAAGAATTCAGGATTTCTAAATGCTTCTTTAAGAGCTGCATCTTCTTTAGCTCTCTCAGCTTTCTCCCATTCTTGATAAGTAATACCATGAGCTTTAATCATGGCTTTATATTTATCCATCGGACTAATTTCTTCAGGATTATCTTTATTCATTTCCTGTTGAACTTGATGGATTTCATCATAGATCTCAACAGTCTCTGTTCCAACATCGAATACTACATCATCAACATCATTATCAGTCTTGATACCTTGCTTTGTAATACCGAAGTTTTCTTTAAGATTCTTACCTTCATACCATACATATAATGCCATGAGATAAGAGAAAGTCAAATCATCATGAGTATTAGCAGAGTGCTCAATCTTACCATTACGTTTAACTTCTAAACCAATGAATTCATCATAAAGCTGTCTAGTAACAAACTTATCTTTATGATTATCCATACGTTCTCTTAGGATTTCCATTAAGAGTTCACGTACATTCTTAGTTGAATCAAGACCAAATACTTTAACTAAAGCTTTAGTCTTCTTAATTGCCCCAGGACCTTCAAAACGTTCTTCGAGAATCTTTTCTTTATGCTCGAAGTATAAGTTCTTAGAGATACCTGCCTTTTTCAATAATGCAATAACCGACGCCCCGAACCCGACTGTATTTAGATATAGACGCTACTCTATACCCGTGCGTTCTGGCATCCACTCCCATTACAGGACGTGTCTAGATCATTTGTCATCCTCCAACTTTACTTGCTGAGGCTAGAATTTTTCTTCCGCCAATCGCTTGCGGTTCTACTCTCCCGTCAGGAGATGATCGTTGAACGTGTCTTCTTATTAAGAAGCTTTCGCTGCTAAACATGGGAGATAACTTTACTCCACACATGTCAAAGCAATTAACCCTATTGATACATAGACATTTCTATCTATGCAGTGCGTTCTTACACCATTTCGTTCGACGTTGATTACTACATTAGGCATATACTTTTGTGTCAATTCAACTATAATCTTAGCCAACTCAATCTGGCTAATATAGTTACATTTAAACGTACCGATAACTTTAGTAGTCTTACTATCAATAATAGTGATAGCAGAGCTATCTCGTCTATAGCCACCAGATACGTCAACCCCCATTATTGGAGGATCTATAGGTTTACCATTTCGTCCATAGTCAATCTTACCAAATAGTTTGACTTGGAATTTACCACCTAATACTTCAATGATATTATCAGGATCTTTAGTTAAACGAGATACCGTTTCTAATTCATCTAAAGTAAATGGTGAATTGTCAGAACCTTGAGACCATTCAAGAAGTACTTCACGACGGATGTCTTCCCAACGGTTATTCATAGTTCTACAGATTTCTCTGAACCAGTCTTCTGATTTACCAAGTTGAGCATAACTAAACTTGATATATACGAAAGTAGACTTAGTATTGGAATTCATTATATCCATAATCTGTTGATATGATTTATCATACCAGAACTCAGAGAATGGGACTGCATCTTCTTTCATTTGGTATGCAAAGATACCTTCAGTGGATGTTAAGAACCCTGGTGTTGTAGTGAATAGGATACCATATGGTGCACCATTTGCTCTAGCATTATCGGCAGCTCTCTTGAATGCAGGAACTGTATTAAGATAAATGATTTCGTTATATGGTGCAAATCCCCATTCGTCACCCCAGAGTAACGGAATAGATTTACCACGAAGAGTATTTTGTGCAGCGGTCTTATTACGAGCAGAAGCTACAGTAATAATCTTATTTCGGTTAACGGCATGCTCAAGTCTCAAAACTGTATCAGAAACTTTAGCGTTCTTACCATCACGAGAGAATGTTTGATCCATACGTAGATATGGAGGTAAACACTCACGTAAGTTTTTAAGAGTTTGTAAGTTATCTTTGGAACCATCTAATGCTTTATGCATAAATGCAATAGTGGAGTTAGAAGTACCAAAGTTAAATAAGTGTAAATATCTAACGTCTGCTGATAGTGTTTTACCATGCTGACGAGGGAGCTCTAAGAATATATTCATATTATAGATAGAGCAAAAGAATAATGCCATATTACCACGGTGTAGCTCTAATGGAATACCTTTACCGCTACCACCTTGGTCTGGTACACGTACTACTTCACGAGCAAAGTACCAGAAGTTTACCATACATTCGGCTAATACTTTACCTTTGTAGTATGCACTTAAATTTGGATCATGTGGATCTATACCAGCAAGATCTGGATCTAGAAGTGCCAGCATGAATTTATTATTCTTTATCCCAATGGCTTTTAAATACTGATGCATCCTTATGAAGCTAGTATTTCGAGTAGACATTTGATAATAGATCTTCATAAATACCTCTAGAATAATATATTATAAACGTGATATAGTGATATAAGAATTATAGTAAGGAGGTTATATCATGCTATTCACAATTAAAGAAATTAAGAAATTGGAATCACAATTCCGACCAACGTTAGTGATATACTATTTAGTATTATTACTTACGATGGTAATCATTATTGGATCTGTTATAGATCCACATTTTATGGTAAGATGGTCTTACTGGTTAACAATGAATGCTACTCAAAATATCAATACTGCAACTACAGTAATGGTATTAGGTAATCTTGCTAAATTAGTAACCATATTCTTACTTGGAAATTATGCTCAATACCTACATAGATTCATTCATGTAAGAATCTATGGTAAAAAAAGAAAAGTATGATAAATATCTCCCATAGGATTCAAAGATCCTATGGGAGCTATATGTGTCTTATTTTTTTTCTTTTGTTGCTTTTTTAGCTTCAGAAACTTTTTCTTCAGCGTTTTCAACGATTTCTTCTTCTTTTGCAGGAGCAACTGCAGCTTTAGCTTCTTCTTTAGCTTTGTCTTCAGCAGCTTTCTTAGCAGCTTCTTCTTCAGCTTTACGTAAAGCTTCTTCTTTAGCTTTTGCTTCAGCCTCTTTACGAGCTGCTTTAGCTTTTGCTTCAGCTTCTTTACGTGCAGCTTCTGCTTCTTCTTCAGAAATAGAAGGAAGAACTTCTGTATTGTAGTTAGTGAAGTCTAATACTACTGTATCACCAGTAGGAAGGATTTCACGTACTGTAGCTTGTTGGGAAATGCAATCAGCAATTTCTTCTACAGTTAATAATTCACGATAGATACCACGTACAAATTTGTTACGTAAACGAATTGGACGACGGCATTCAACATTAACAAGTTTAGTCTTCAAAGTGCTCATCATATGCCTCCTGAATAGAAACGATTAATTCATCATCGATAAGATCATAAGCTTCTTTAAGCTCAACATTATCTTCGATTTCTTCAGCAAGATCTTTGCTATCATTTTCATGAGTGCGATCGATATCAGAAAGCAATTCAATTTCAGCTGCATCATCTTCATCGTCAGCTTCAATATCAATTTCTTCATCTTCTAACTCAGCTACAGAATCGATATCAGTGTTGTCATCGTCATCATCTAATTCGATTTCATCCATAGCATCAACGACATTGTCGATTGTATTATCCATATCGTTATCAGTAGCTGTGGAATCAGCAACAACATCTTCTACAGTAGAAGCCGCATCATCAAGCTCTTGATGGATAGTTTTATCATCTGCCATTATTAAATCCTCCTTAAAAATATTAATCTATAGCAGAATCGATGTAATCATCGTTATCATCTGCTAGATCATCTAAATCATCATCGGATAATGTAGATAATGCAATATCTTCATCATCCATAATTTCATCATCATCGTCACCATTTTCAATGGCATCAATGATATCTCTTTTAGCAATTAAAGAATCTAAGAAAGCGTTTTCATCGACCATTACGTCAAATGCATCTTTCTCGTCAATTTGCTCTTTAAAATATTGATCGAGTTCACTGTTCATTGCAGTACCTCCATTAAGATTACTGATATGTTAACGTGATACATTTTTTAATATTGTTTGAACTTGACGTTCTAGGATATAAATAATCACAGGAACGTAGTAAAATATATCATGTTGAGGGATAGTATAGTTGAAGTCTTCTAAAGTTTTGATTAAGAACTCTTCATATCTATTCATCTTATCTGTATTATCATTAAAATAATCAATGACAATATTCTTGAAATAGTTTAGATCATCGGTTTCATACCGTTCATTGTCTCTAATACGCATAACTGTATCATCATCAAATGAAGGTACTTGCCAATAATCACCCATCTTATAGTCATGGAAGATATAATAGTACTTCTCTAGACTATAGTATAATAGAGATGTCTTATCTTCTACCATCATACCATAGCAAGACGGATTACATATAGTACCAATATCTTTTCTTTCTAATGAATGGAAGAAAGATTTAGAATAATCTAATGCAAATGTAGCTCTAGGAGTTAGTTGATGTGCTACGTGTAGATAATCTAAGTCACTACTATTCATAATATCATGACGTTTAATGAATTCAATCATGTAACTATCATAGAAGTTATGATCATCATAAGAAAAAATAAAAGTTTGAGTTTTATTACTATAGAAGAGACTCCTATAGTAAGCAATCATATCTTGACAGATATTTTCTAGTCTACTGATATAAGCGTAATCATCATCTTTGATTACTAGAGATAAGTTAGTACCGATATTTGTAGTATCCATAGTATAGGATTCTACAACCAAAGAATCAATATCTGTATTATCACCATCATGAGAGCTTAGACGATAAGAGATCTTATACATATTAGCCCCAGTAGGTAATGTATCTAATGATACACTTGTAACTTTAAAGAGGTATTCTTCATTAGTATGATTAATAATGAAATAGTCTTGAGGATATGGTTTAAATGAGTTAGGTAATACATAAGCATCACCTTCAATGGTATCTGATTCAAGACCAAAATCACCAGCATCCATTTGAACTTGAATTCTATCAAGACCAAAGATAACTGTATCTTTAATTCTATTATACCTTAATGGAGAATCTCCATCAGTATAGCTATAGGCTAAGCTTGTAGACTCATCTAATGTACTCTTACTAGTATTAATATTGTAGTAAGTACAAGTAGTAGGAGCTTTATCTGTAAAAGTATAGAATGTATTATCAAGCCGTTGAACTTGTGACTCTAATATAGAGTTTATCGTGGCTGTATATGTAGTGTCAAGGAATTTACCCATAGTCGACCTCCTTTATTAATGTGATGTTTTAGACAAAAAAATAAAGCGATATGGACTTTAAGCCCATACCGCTATAGTATTTGTGTACAGAAGTCTTGTATCTTACTTAATGGAACTCCATAATCTTTATCTGCTTGATTTACATGAGCAAAGACTCTAGATCCTCTAAAGAATGCTATATTATTCTTTATGAAATATTCTATTTGTCTTTTAGCTATCTCACCAGCAGAGTCATTATCGAAGTATAGATGAATATCCATATACATTATACCCTTAGATAAGATATACTTTAATACAGCTGAGTATTTATTACCAGCTGCTGCAAAATATATTCCTGTAGCTCTATTGGCTATATTATTGTATACAGATATAATATCAAATTGCCCTTCTGTAATATGTACTGTAATTCTATCTGATGTATATGGAATAGAAGATGGTATACAGAAAGCTTTATAAATATCTCTATCATCTAGTTTACAGATTAGATATCTGTATTTACTATCGACTTCTCTAATACAACGCATAGAGAGTGATGTATTGTTCACTGAGAGGAATCCTACATAGTCCCTTTGAATTCTTTCAAAATCAGATTCTGTAGCTCCCAGATACCTCATGATCTGTCGTTTAAAAAAAGAGAAATCGAAGATAATCTTCATATTCATCATCTCAGATACTGATAAGTTAGTGCCTAGACGACTATTGATATAATTCACCTTGTCAGGATATATATCATAATTAACCTCAAATGCGTCATATGCTACTTGAGGTTCTCTAATACGATTAGATGCGTAAGAATTACTCCTACTCTGTCTCATCTCTTTATTGTGAATATCAATAGCTTGTATAAGTTCCTCATCTCTAATATCTAAGAGATTAAGGAAAGTTCTATTGACTAATCCACCTGCCTCACATTTAAAGCAGTTAAACATGTAAGGCTTATCTTTCGATAAGCCTATATACATGTGTTTTTTACCAGCTGAGGACGTATGCCCACAGTATGGGCATCGTAAGACTAATTCCTTTTTACCAGCAGCAAACTGGCTATTAGGAATTAGCG